AAGTTTTCATACGTTTAGCATAGACGAATTAGATATGGATAAGCTCAATGTGAACAAATACCCTTTGCTTTATGGTCAAGTTTCTTCGGCTGAATTAGATGCTAGCGTAACGGTTTTCACCTATGAAATTATAGTAGCTGATTTAGTCATAGAAAAACAGCAAGAACTACTAACCCAGGTTTATGCCGAAACCTTTTTAATCCTTCAGGATGTAGCAGCAAAATTTAGGTTCGCTGTTTACGATGGTAATACAACCGTAGATAGTATGTGGAACTTTGACCTACCTTTAATTTGTGACCCATTCACAGCTCGGTTCGATAATCTTTTAACAGGGTGGTCGACTTCGTTTGAGATTAGAATACCTAATGTAATTAACCTATGCGATGCTCCGTTCTAAAAAAGGGATTAGCTTAAAGTTAACAGTAGAAGGTGAGGTAATTTACCTTTATCTAAACAACTTAGCTAAAGCCCTAAACCGTATAGGAAAAAGGGTGGTAGCAAATGCAAGGAAAGTCTTAAAACAACAAGGTAAAGTTGTAACAGGAAACCTAAGTAAATCTTTGTACTACACTATAGAAGGTACGGATGAGGGTATAGAGCTTTTATTTGAAGGTCATGCCCCTTATTGGGATTTTGTAGAGCAAGGGGTAAAAGGGAAAATTTCAGCAGCGAAAGCTCCTGATAGTCCTTTTAGATTTGGGTCGGGTAACTTTAAGGGTCAAGGAACGTTAAGGGGAGGAATCAACAGGTGGGTCATTCAGAAGCCCATTAAGGGTGTTAGAGACAGTAAAGGTAGATTTACTCCAAGAAAGCAAATGGTGAGTGCTATAAGCTCTGAAATATATAATTACGGAATAGAGCCTTCTAACTTTTATTCCATAGCTTTAGACCAGGGGTACAAAAAAAACCTACAATTAATAGCAAGGGCTATAGGGCAAGACGCTTCTGACTTTGTAGAAGAAAATATGACAGGAGTTTACAATATATCAATAACAATATAATGGCTTATACATTAGAACAATCTACTACAGGGGTTCAGGGAGTAGCAGACGAACTTATATATGTAGTAAAAGATAGCACTAACACAGGTGAATTAAATTATAGGTACGTATGTGTTATTACAGATGGGGCTACAGAACTACTCAGGCTAAAGCAATTACCTAATAATGCTTCTGCTGCTGTGTTTAACATTCAGTCTATAGTATCTAATTACGTAGAGCAAGACGAATCACCCTACAGATTAGGGGGTTTTAAATTAGATGGAGACCTTAGTACAACAACAATTTTTGCTACAAATACAAATGCCATTAAAACAATAACGGTAGGCTTTGGTTATGAGTTTTCAGCAGCAGCTGGGGACGTTCCAACCGTAACTTTAGTACCTGCATTAGACACAGAAGTTATTTGTGTAAATGGAAATTTCTTAGAAAGTACACAAGTTGCTCCTGTCGCAAACGCAGCTCAAGACTATAAGCTAGCAACTTCTAGTAAATTATTCCTATCAGATGTAAACAACGCCAACTTAGAGCAAGATGTATTGTATAATACTAACATTACAACTGGGTTACAATATATGGCTTTAGCGTTTTTAAATGGAGACGATGTAGGTTCAACAGGAAGTAGCTATTTACACTTCTCTTATTTTAATGGAGCAACAGCATTAAATACGGGGTACATACAAAATTACCCCACAACAGGTGGGACGACTCCCACAACAGGATTAGCTGACGTTCAAAGTTTATTGTATGTAGGAGTAGGAACAGCTAACCTTTCTTTCCAAAGTATAGACACAAGCCTACAACCCTCAGATGCAGGCAACGTAGGGTGGACTCACTACTTTGTACAATGGTCTTCAGCTATTACTTTATCAGGTAACGAAACTTCTGCAAGCTATAAATTCAATAGGGTTACTTGTGGCAAGTATATTACACCTAACCAAAACTTTAGTCTTCATTGGTGGAATAGCAAAGGAGGGGTAGATAATCTATTAGTGACAGGTAAAGTAATGGAGTCGCAAGAGATGGATAAAAAAGACTATAGAACTTCAGGGGGTAATAGTTTTAATGCGAACGGATCGGGGACAGAATATAAACGCCAACCCTGGCAAGGAGGGAAAAAAAGCACTAACGTTTTAACTACTACTTCTTTACAATTAACGACACAAGGGGGAACACCTGACAACTTAACCCCATTAATTAAATCATTATTAAATAGTGAAAGGGTATATTTATCGGGTTATAGTTTTTGGGGTAACAATACTAAAAGTGAAACTACTGGAATTGTTCAAGCGTATGTAAAAGATAAAAATTTACAGGTTTTAACTAATATAAACGATGGAGCTATAAGCTATAAAATCGAAGTAGAAATAAGCCGAAGACGAGCAAACGTATAATGGTACAGTTAGTAGCATATAAACAAGGTACTTCTACTCAATTTGAGTTAGACATTCCTGATTCATCTATTGAATTAAACTTTCAATATATTGACTTAAACGACCCTATGAGTAGAAGGAGTCCCTACTCCTTTCGTTTTAACCTTCCATTAAGTAAAACCAATAATAAATTCTTCTCAGTTTATTTTGACGTAAACACTTCAGATGGGACGTTTAACGCAATGAAGGACACCGAGTGTTTAATCTATAGCGACAGTATTTTACTTATGCAGGGGATACTACAAATGCACTCAGTATCTAAAGGAGGGTACGAGGTAAGCGTAGTTGAACAAGTGGCTCAAGTCTTTAGTACAATAAAAGGGGTGACATGGGAAGAACTATTTACTACTTCAGCTGGCACTATAGACACCGACTTAGACCATGCTTTAACTTGGGATAACGTAAGAGACTCATGGGACGTAGCAAATGACATAACTACAGGTTCGGTTGGTGCGGGGGTAGTAGTTTACCCATTAGCGGATGGGGGGCAAGACACTTCTTTAAACACTTGGGAAGTAAACGCAGCAACGGGTTACTATTATAACGCAGGGTTTGGTATGCAAGAAAACGAGATTAACGTTTTAAACCTAAAGCCTGCAATTAAGATAGCATACTTAGTAGAATACATATTTAAAAAAGCAGGGTTCGCTATTTCTAGCACGTTCCTAAATTCTTCTGACGTTCAAAAGATGTATATGTTTCTAGCTTTAGAAACTCCTAGAGTTACAGGTAGAGCGAATTACGGATTTAAAGTTGGGTTAGAAAATGACATTGTTATAAGTGCAGGTTTGGCTAGTGTTTGGTTTCCTTTAGCCTTCCTTGAAGAATCTGTTTCACCTTTTTATGACCCTGACGGGTTAATTACTAACGGGGCTTTTGTAGCTCCTTACGATGGGCTTTTTACTTTTAGGACTAATCTTGTGGTAAACTCAGGGACGGGTGCGGGAGATTATTTAATAGGAATAAGAACCACTATAAATGGCGAGTCCAGTAACTTAGACACAAATAGTCAAGTATCTTACGGGGTAACTTCTATAGTTTCAGACGAACGTACACTAGAGCTTTTAACAGGGGACACAGTATCGGTTTATGTTTCTTCCACTAACACATATTTTCCTACTACAATAAATACTACGGGTGCGGATAGCGCAACATATTTCGAGCTTTTAAGTTTTACAACCTCAACGAGCTTTGTGGATATGTCTCAAAACTTCCCTGACGTAAAAGTAGATGAGTGGTTTAAAGCAATAGTTCAAAGGTTTAACCTTGTTATTATTAGCGACCAAACAACGCCAGGAGTAATAAAAATCGAACCCTGGTCAGACTATTGGGAAGAAGGTACGGATAAGAAAGATTGGACGGATATAGTAGACCAAGATTCTATAAGCATAAAACCAACTTTAGAGTTTCAAAAGAAGACCTACGAATTTACAGATGCAGAAGGCGCAAATTTTCCGAACTTATGGTGGCAACGAACTTATAGTTGGATAAAAGGAAAATACACTTATATAAACCTTAATGATTTTGTCAATGAATTATCTTCAACCGATCAAATATTCCAACCATACAGGAACAGAAAGCTATTCCCTAACGTAGCGAACACAGGAGCAAGTCAACTTCCTAATGTATTGCTTCCTTCGTTTTGGGTCTTTGGTGAACCTACAGGAACTTTTAACTACCCTAAAGAGTGGGTGTCTAATAAACCTGTAATTGCTTATTACAACGGATTGCAGAACATAGGAAACAATGCTACGTTTAATTTCGGGGGAACATCTTATTCAACATACCCATATTTTGCAGAGTGGAACACCGTAGGAGTTACAACTTCAACTAAAAGTCTTTCATGGGGGTATGACTATCCTGATAATTTCGAGTCACCTTTTATAAGCGGAGGAATAACAGGAGGTTCTACTCTAAACTTTTGCTTCTTTACTTATTGGTCACAGCTTTTCAACGAAATTTATGACAACGATTCTAGGGTTATGACTTGTAAAGTAGACCTTAGTTATACAGATGTATATAATTTAAAATTTAACGATAATCTATATTTAGATGGTTGTTTTTGGAAACTCATTAGTATAGATAATTTTTCTTTAGGGAGCAATTCCCTAGCTAATGTTAAATTAATTAAAGTAATAAACAAGCCTATAGGGAGGGTTTCCTCGGGTTGTAACCAAAGACCTGACACCTTCAACACGGATGGAACGGTAAATTTTGTCAATGCAGAAACAGGAGTACCTGAACCCGCAAATCAAGATTGCTGTGTGTTACATGGCTATTTATGGGACGATACTATAAACGCTTGTTTTTACAAAACTCCTGGTGGTGGTGGTGGAGGCGGTGGAGGCGGTGGAGGTGGTAACGGTGGTGGTGGGAATGGAGGGGGAAAACCTGTTGATGTTGTAGATGCTGCCCCTAACTCTTTTATTGGATTCCCAAGAGAGAAGATAAGTACTTTTAAAAACGCCAAAACTATAGGGGCAAATATAAAAGCTACCCTTCAGGCAAATACAAGAGACGCAGTAGCGGAAAATGCTGTGTCTTCTTCGGGTACATCTTCTTGGAGCATACCCTTAGACACTATTATCTACGTAAGGATACAAGGGATAGCTGTAGAGACAGGGGGTAGTGCAGGAACGGTAGGTAACACCGTTGCCCAAAACACACAAGGAACAGTAGCTAATACTAGAACGTCTCCTTCGTCTAAAGCAGTTTCAAGAAGTGTAGGGTCTACAACTATACTAGCTGAAAACAAAGATTCTTCTACGGTTGCTGTAGTAGATATAATACAGACACAAGCAAGAGATGGTGAGCAGGCAACTTTTTCGGTACAGGTGCAAGGAGCAAATAACGTATACTTATCGTGGATTATAGATATGGAGCTTACAACGATACAAGTTGTTGGGAACTCAGACACTTTAGCAAGACCAATTATTTACAACTTAAACCCAAACGAAGTTGAAGAAGCAAATTTATTAACGGATGAAGTCATGTACTATAATTTACCTCTACTATGAAATACTGGATTAACTCAATAGGGTATTCACTCCCACAAATGATTCGAACGATGAACACTTTAGAGGCAAAAGGAAGTCCTTTATATAGTCAATGGTATGGCAGGCACTCTAAGAGTAAGGGCTTTTTTAAAACATTAAAACTTATCTTACAAAATGGGAAGCGTTAACCACTTAAAAATTATAGTAGAAGCTGAAGACGAAGCTACAGAACCTATTGAGCGTGTAACAGCTGCGACTAGGAGACTAGGGGATGAAACTAAAAGAACCACTAAACAAAGTAAAAAAGATTGGGGTGGACTCGGTGATTTATTTGGACAGGTTTTACCTAGAAACTTACAGTCTTTAACGAGGGGGTTTAAAGGAACACAACGTCAAGTGGGTAGGCTTTCAAAAGGCTTTAAGGCTTTAAAAACAGCTTGGGCTTCTATAGGTATTGGACTAATAATTTTAGCCTTAGAAGAACTTATTGACGGATGGGATCGGTATTCCGAAATGCTAGGTTTCACCACACAACAACAAAAGAAAGAGGTTAAAGCACAAGAGCAAGTAACCAAAGCACAAATAGCAGCTACAGCTGAATTAGACAGATATATACAAACTGCACAAGACGCTAACGCCACAGAAAGAGATAGGGTAGCGGCACTAGATGAATTAACAAAATCCTTCCCACAATTAGCAGGACTAGAGTTAGGTTCTTTAGAAACCAACCAAGCTATTAACCAGGCTATGGCTGACCATCTTAAAATGATTCAACTTCAGTCAGATGAAACGCTAAAACAAGAAGCCTTAGAGACCAGGATATTAAAAGCTCAAGAAGAAGGGGCTGCATTAACGGGTGAAGAATTGGTGGGTTATAATCAGTTATTAAAAGCTGGGCAGTTTGATTTAGCTACTAAGCTGAAAGCTAATATTCTAGCAGAAAGACAAGCAGATATAGAGTTGCAATTTGCAGATGATAAAAAAGAAGCTATACAAAGTCAAAGAGATACAGATAAAGAAATAAATAAAATACAGGAGCGAATAACCTTACAAATAAAAGAGCAAAAAGATTTAACAGAAGATAAAGCAACAGCAGAAAAAGACGCTTTACAGTTGCAAAGGGAAGCTGAAGCTGCAAGGAAGAAAGCTATAGCGGAAGCGGAAGCGGATGCAAAATGGTTAGCTAACCAACGTATTCAAATAGCACAAGAAACAGAACTACGTTTAATCCAGGACGAAGAACAAAGGGAGTTAAGGAGTCTTGAGATACAACACGAAGCAGCTAAAGAAGAACTTGCTTTGCGAGGTGGTACACTAACAGATAAACTTGCATTAGAGGATAAATACCTAATGGATAAGGAAGATATAGAAAATGATTACGCAGCTAGAGCTGAAGAAAAAAGAAAGCAACAAGAAGAAAAAGATATAGCAGATGCAGCTACATTAACTGAAGCGTTAGCTACCGATCAGGAAAACGAACTACAAAGGACAAGAGATAAATACGCAGCTTTGCAGGAACTAGCGGTAGTTGATGGTCAAGAGTCTTTAGACCTTACGCAAATGCTAGGAGAAGAAGAAGCCGCAATAATAGAGAAGTTTGAGAAGATAAAAAGAGACGCTGATATAAAAACGCAAAACCTGAAGATTCAGGGAATGATAAAGTTAGCAAATGCAACTAGGGGAATATTAGGAAGTCTAAGTGATATGGCTGAAGGTAATGCGGAGCAACAAAGAAAACTTGCTATAGTTGACGTACTCTTATCTCAAGCAATAGCTGTAGGAAACGCAGTAGCGGGAGCGACAGCAGCAGGTTTAGGAACGGCGGCAGCTGCACCTTTGACAACCCCTATCTTTATTGCTCAAATGGTAGGTTCAGTTATGGCTTCTTTTGCAGGTATTAAAGGGATTCTTAACCAAGCAGGTGCTTCTATGCCGTCAGGCGGTGGTGGAAGTTCAGGCGGTGGTGGTGGATTTGTTTCAAACGCACAAGTTCCTTTACCATCTAGACTAGACACTCCCGATAGTATGCAAGCGTATGTAGTACAGTCACAGCTACAAGGACAAATGAACGCACAAGGAAAACTAGATAGTCAAATCATCTTATAAACAGCTTATATATATAGTATGGAACGTAAACTAATAGAATTATTAATTGGAGACGAACAAGATGGATTACCTGTAGAGGCAATTTCACTTGTAAAGTACCCTGCCATTGAGGAAAATTTCTTATTTTTTAGTAAAGGGAAGAAAACAAAAGCTCTTTCTTTAGCTCAAGTAGACGAAGACAAGCGTACTTTGATCGGTGCAGCTTTAATTCCCGATAAGAACATACCCAGGTATGACGAATTAAACGATGAAGAATATGATGTTTACTTCTCTAAGGAGACGGTAAAGTTAGCTTCAGAGCTTTATATGAAACATTCACGAACGAATGAACATACCCTAGAACACGAAACACCAATTGACGATGTACACGTTGTAGAGTCGTGGATAGTAGAAGACCCTGAAATGGATAAGTCAAAACATTACGGTTTGAATTTACCTGAAGGTAGCTGGTGCGTCCGTATGAGAGTGGATAACGATTTAATGTGGTCACAAGTTAAAGATGGTTCGATTCGGGGGCTATCCATAGAAGGATATTTTATTGATGCAGTTGAAACTATGGCTACTAAATCTAAACCTAAGATGCTAACGAAAATGATAAAGAAGATTTGGTTTAGTATCAAAAGAAAATTCTACTCTGAGGTAACGCTAAACAACGGTACTGTAATAGCAACGGAAGACGCTGCTTTTGAGTCGGGTTCTAATGTTATTGCTATAGACGATGAAGGATTACCTATAGAACTTAAAGACGGAAAGTACACTACGGAAGCTGGAGTTGATTTAGAGGTCTTTGAAGGCGTGTTAATAGAGTGGGACGGTGAAGCGGAAGATGTAGAAGAAACACAGCCTGAAGCAGAGAACGATGAGGTGGTACAAATGGAAAAAATAGAGTTAGACCAAATGAAAGTCAAGTACTACAAAGCTTTATTAAAAGGTAGAATGAAGGATTATTTGGGTAATTAAAGTGATTTGCTTATATTAAAGGAATAATAAAAAATAAACACCGAGTTAAAAGTTTATATATATAGAAGTAAAACACAATTAAAATGATAA